ATAGAGTATGAAGACCCCTGTTGATTTGGGTTACAAGATGGACATGGGTCCGTCGCCCATGAAAGAGAAAATGTATCCGACATTGCACCTGGAATGGCCTACGGATTATGACCTTCCGGAGTCTGGAGAGCTGACGGTCAAATTCGTAAAGACCGGTGAAAACAAGTCCAAAGTGGGCGGTAAGCCCCGCTATACGGTGGACCTGGAAATCAAATCCATCGAGTCCGTTGAGGAAGGCGAAGTCGAAGAATCGGAGAAGGAAGAGTCCGGTTCCGATGCGCTCGACCGCTACGCGAAAGAGGCCGAAGGGGAATAATGTCCTCGCGGACGTTCATTTACGGTTTGTGTGACCCGGATACCGGAGAGTTGCGGTATGTCGGAAAATCCGACGACCCACCCCAAGAAGGAGCCTCGTGTTTCTAGCTGAAGATGTCCTGGAAGATGCGAAGTTAACTTTCGGTGTGTGCCGCCCGGAAGTTTTATACCGCTATATCTCCGACGCGATTCGATTGCTGGCAAACAAGGGCGACATTGATCCGCTCGTTGGCGCGCTCGATGTTTGTGTCCAAAACAACTGCATCACGCTTCCGAACGAAGTCGAAACGGTTTTTGGCGTCAATCTCGCCGGCCGTCCTGCTCTCGGGCACAATGAACTTTTTTCCTGGCACCTGAACGGACCGGGCGACCGCAAGACGCGCTGCGACTACTCGTGGTTCGACGAGCTTCCCGCGGTGACTTATAAAGACCTGATTTGCCCGGGGCGGCTGGTCGCGTTCGTGGACAAGCCATCCGACTCTGGCCGCGAGCTGCGCGTGTTCGGATTCGACAAGCAGAACAAGCCGCTCCAAACGCTAGAAAACGGTGTGTGGACCGACGGACTTCTGGTTCCCACTATTTTTGGCTACGCGGTGCCCGCCTCCTCGGACCCCGAGGTTGGCCGTATTACGAACATCGTCAAAGAACGGTCTGACGGCATCATTCGTCTATCGACGTTTGACAACTCGTCCAGCAGCGGCACGCTCATCGGAATTTATGACCCGGAGGAAACCGTCCCCCGGTATCGGCGCATCAAAATCTCCCGAGGCTGCCCGTGGGTTCGGGTTTTGTATCGCAAGAAGTCGTTCACGGTTACGAGCCCTAACACGCGAATCCTGTTGCACAGCCGATTCGCCCTCGTGCTCGCGATGAAGGCCGTGAAGTTTTATATCGACTCGGACGTCGCCAATGGCATGCAGTTCGAGGCGCACGCCACACGAATTTTGACCGAACAAGAGGGCGCATTGACCAGTCCAAATGCGCTCCCGTTACAGGTAGATATGAGAAACGGAATTTCGGCACACGACGATTGGGAGGTAATGTGAAAAAAGAAATCTGTCCTTGCGGAGCAAAAATTACGCGAAAGTCCCCCGTCGGGAGACCCTCCTGTTGGTGTGGGGCATGCAAAAAAATCGCGAGACGTGCTGCTCGGGTGAATTACGAGGCTCGGAACCCCGGAAAATGTAAAGAATTCCGAAAGAATTGGGTCAAGAATAACCCTGAGAAAAAGAAAGCTGTTGACCGCAAATATTACTCTCGGCATTACAAGGCTGGGGACAACTTCAAATTGGCGAAGACCTGTCGCAATCGAATTGCAGACGCCCTGAGGGACCAAGGACTAAAGAAAACTGACCGGGCGGCGGAATTGTTGCAAATGGAAATTCCAGAGTTTCGAATCTATATTCAAGGGCAATTCCGCCCGGGAATGACCTGGGGCAATCACGGTCCCGTGTGGCATCTTGACCATATAATCCCGTGCGCAAGTTTTGACTTGACCGACAAACTCCAGCGGCAAGTCTGTTTTCACTGGAGTAATTATCAGCCATTATTTGCGAAGGAGAACCTTTGCAAAGCTGCAAAAATATGAATGACGTGAAACAAGACAAGGGTATGCCGCCGTCTAACGGCGAAACCGAAAATGCGAAGACGAACGCACAGGTGCCCGCGCCCCAGGAAATATTCCATTACACGGATGGCAAGTGTGAGGAACGCGACCTGATTGACCGTTTGAAAAACGGCCATGACAAGGGCAACTACAGCGAATACGTTGGGAGCCTCTAATAAGTGACGCCACGAGTCGAGGATGGGGAGTTGACGTTTCTCGGCGGCATGGATTCCATGTCCGACGCGAATCAGTTGAACCCCGGCTTTTATGCCCGCAGCATGAACACCGTCAACCGCGGTGGAATCGTGCAGTGCCGTCCTGGCTATCGGTGCAAGTTCGTGATGCCCCCGGGGAACCTACAGGGCGGTTTCGTCTTCCGGCCCAAGGTCGGCATCGAATCGATTCTGTTTGCCGTGGACGGGAACGTGTATCTGTCGGAGTATCCTTACAAAACTTACCGTCAGCTCGCGATTCAATTCTCTTCGACCGCGCGCCAACTTTTCTTTGTCCAGGCCGAGCAAGCGGTCACCCGCAACGACGACAATTCCCTTCGGCTGGTGCCCCCGGTCAATCTGGTCATCATCCAAGATGGCGGGCTGACGGCGCCGGCCGTGTTCGACGGCTTCAATGCAGAACACGACGCGAACATCAAGCTCGGCGGGCCAATGGCGTGGAGTGGCGACCGACTGTGGGTCGCGCAGGGGGCAAAACTTTTCGCGTCTGACATCTATGACCCGCGGCACTTCATCGAACCCCAATACTTCGCGACCATCGAAGCTTTTACGCTTCCTGGAGAAATTACGGCGCTGGCGGAACCGACGGCGAACGCGGAACTGGCTTCACTGTTTGTTTTCACCCAAGATTCCACGACTCTAATTCAGTCCGGAATTCGGGACCGCACTCTCTGGGCCACCACGCCCAATTTTCAGTTTGTTCAGTTCCCCGAAGTCGGGTGCGTCTCGCCGCGCTCGATTGCGTTGCTCCACGGATTGCTGTGGTGGTATTCCGCGCAGGGTCTGACGAATGTCAACGCGGCCATGCTGACCCGCCAAACGTCGGTCACTCCTTACGAGGATAACGAGATGGCGGAAAGCAAGTCTCGCCTGGGAGAAGACCTGAACGGCGTGGCCAGTGGATTTTTCGAAAACTATCTTCTGGTGTCGGTCCCTTACTGCGACCGCTACAACACCCATACGTGGTGTCTGGACGGCGCGACATTCCAGCGCAAGGAACAGAAATCCCCCTTCGCGTGGAATTCTTTCTGGACCGGCACGCGCCCGGTGGAATGGTTCTACGGACTGTTCGCCGGCTCGAACCGAATCTTTTACGCGAGTGCAGATTTTGACGGACAAAACCGTCTGTGGGAAGCTTTTTCGTCGGACCGTCTGGATGACGGCTGCCCGATTACTTGGTATGTCGAGACTCGTGCGTATAGCGCGAACGTCCCGCTCAAGGATAAGAAAATGCTGTATGCGGACCTATACCTGTCAGAGTTGGCGGGAACCGTTGACCTCGGGGTCTTCTGGGCCGGTCCGCACCGGGGCCGATATAAACGAATCCTTACGAAACGAATCGAAGCGCCCCGCGGCTCGTTTCGCGTTGGTCACGACATCACGAGTGACCAAAAAATCTTCGCTTTCAAAAAGCAAGTGCGCGCGCTGCGAACCCAGGATGGACGGATGCTCGCCTCGTCGGAGGACTTGTCCTCGTGCGACATTGAAAGCTTCAAGCTGGAATTCCTGGATGAATCTTTTCAACTTCTCATTGTTGGCTCTGGTCCTGGTGCTGTTCGTGGAGTTCGCGTATACCTGGAACCCGCGCCGGGGACGCCGGGCTCGGTTAGCCCGAATAAAGAACTTTCGGGGCGCTGTGAGGAAAGCGAAGGACCCGAACAAAACTTTGTGCGATTTGACGGAGCCGCCTCGGATTCGGTCGAAGAACTGAACGGAAACCTTCTGTTGTTTACAAGCAACCAGACGGTGACTCTTTCCGAGCAGGGCATCACGGAAGTAGGCACCGGCTATGGCGAGTCCGTGATTAGCCAGGACGACGCGGACAAAATCGCGACCACGACCGCGCGTCGAAAAGCTGCGCGGAAACTGGAAGAAGCCTTGCCAATCTTAATTTCGACGGGACTCGGGCTATGATGCAGTATGATGCATTGCGTGCGATTACGCGCCGGCAATTGAGAATCAATTACCGGTCTCCGCTCATTTGCCAGCTCGGCCCCGAGGAAAGCGGCAGCGGGTCCGGTAGTGACGTGTCTGGGTTCATCCCGGTCAACGCGCCGGCAGGACCAGCGAATTTGCAATCGAGTGTGAGTGATTGTCCGAGAGTAGTGACGTTGACCTGGGATGCCGTAACGGGCGCGCTGGGATACAATGTTCTGCGCGCGGACGACCCGGTTGGTCCGTTTATCTACCGGCAGTCGGTGGATGGCCTGACGTTCTCTGAAGACGTGGAGGACGCCGGAACTTTTTACTATCAAGTGGTGGCATTCGGCGAGTTTGGACAGTCGAATCCCTCGGAAACTTTGGCAGTCGTAGTGCTGCCGTGCGAATAATATGGCTAACCCGAACAACAACGGCAACAACGGCGGCAACGGTGGCGGGGTTCCCGCGCCCGCTCCGCGCCGAAAACCGACGCCGGCGGAAACCCGCCAAGGGCTGGATAAGCTGACCGACGCGTTTAAGAGCGACTTTCACAAGCGCGACGGTTCCTTGTTCGTGGTCACCACGGACGAATCACTGAAGCTGTTCGGAGAAATGGTGGACAATGGAGACGCAGACGCGCTGGCCCTGTATCTGGAAAATCCTGTTCAGCTTTTGCTGGCGATGATTTTTGCTTTGCAGGAACGTGTTGCTGACCTGGAACGTCGAGGACCCTAATTATGCCGCTTCAGAAAACCAATTTAGTTATCGTCGCGACGCAGTTGCCGCCTGACTTCGAAGGCACCCCGCAGGAATACTTCG